CCAAATTTAAAGTTAAAACACTCATGTGTAAATCATAATCACCATTCATTTAGAACACTCTCTATGCTTGTTTCATCGTAGTCTTCTAATAGGTAAACTTCTTGTCTAGGTACTTCGTAAAGGATAGTCTGTGCATCACGAATGAACTCACCTATTTGAAATTGCCCACGAATATTCAGTATATCTGTAATGTTAACAGGAGGTAGGTTGTATATAGCTGTAGGAAAACCACTATGTACATGCCTCCCCTGTACCCTGTTAATTATTCTCATTACCTCACTAGAATCTATCTGCGTGCCCCCATGAATGTTCATAAGCCTGAACCACTCCCAGACAGCAGAAGCACTGTTACTAACTCTCACCTTGTCTGCTGTGTCATCACTATCTAATATTACATTGATATTAATGCAAGCATTTCTGAAGTCTAAAGGCCGTGGGTTGTTGAAGTTGCTAATCCAGCATGCAAACATAGCCAACACTCTAAAGCCAAGCTGTCCAGACCACCCTCCCCTAACAAGTTCAGCAATAGCAACGAGGAAAGTATCATTCTCAACTATAGTTGTTCTCGCACCAACAATCCTCTGGTAAGCAGCAGATAGCACCATTGAACCCATCTCACCAGTTTCGTAGACTAACCTAGGCCGTGCACCTAGAGCTCTAGATAGTTCAACCAGGCCAATCTTCACTCTTTCCACATTGTATACAGGGCAAGAACTAGCTTCACCCTCTAAGTACTCAGGAACTCGAGTCCCATCAGTGTTCTGAGTAAATGTGTGTCTGGGTAATATTGCAACTAGTAAGAAATCATCACCATCAGTAGCAACTTCAGCCATACCACCAGCGAGCCTATTCACAAATAGATAATTGTGAACTGCTCTATCACGGTTGTCATATTTAGTAAAAGATAATGTGTAGTCACTATCAGTTAACCTTTCCTGGAATGGACTCTCATTGCTAGACCTCAAAGCTAGAGTACAACCATCATCACTAAAAATCCCGTACTGTCTCATTAGCCTGTTTAAGACAGGATTAGAGTTGTAGCTATCAATTAGCCAGCGAGAACTATGCACGATCAATAGGTTAGTTACAATTTCCTTATAGCTAGGGTTCTCATCAATATTTAGATTAGGAACTTCATTACCTATAAAAATGTCATCCTGTATATGGGCAACTATCAAGCTGGCGTTCTCAACTGGAGTGAGTATTGATAATTTACCCACTGTATTAGATTCTCTTTGATGCCTTATTTCTATATCATCAGTTACATCTTTGATAAGGGAGTTGTAAGTAGTTAATATCCAGTTTATACCTCTATTCACAGAATTGGGATTTATTAAAAGTGACCTTGTATTTATTGGCCCACTGACATAATTCCTACCTATTTCTCTAAGAATGTAGTTTGCCCTTGATAACATACAATGATTAATTCCCTTCCTTTCCAAAAATAGCCTCATGTCAAT